GGCGAGTTCCGCGAGGCCGCCAGCGGCGCCGTGGCTGTCGGGCGCAAGATGGCGATCGTCATCGGTGCCGTCGCCGGCTCGGCCCTGCTGGCAACGAACGCCTATGCCGAATACACCGGGAAGATTCACGACCAGGTCAAGGTGACCGGCGTCAGCGCCGAGGCCTTGCAGGCGTGGGGCTACGCCGCGAAGCAGAACGGCGTCGAGGCCGAGGCCTTCTACGCCGCGATGAAGATCGGGTCGAAGAACATCGGCCTGGCTGCCGTCGGCCAGGGCAAGGCGAAGGAGGTCCTGAAGGGCCTCGGAATCCAGATCAAGGACACGACCGGCAAGTTCCGGACGATGGACCAGATGCTGCCCGAGATCGCCGACAAGATCCGGAAACTGCGCTCGCCCCAACTGCAGGCCGCTGCCGCCTCCCAGATCTTCGGTAAGTCAGGCGCCGATATGCTGCCGATGCTGCTCGAGGGCAGCGAGGGCATCGAGGCCCTTAGCGCGCGTGCGCGCGAGCTGGGGCTGGTGCTGTCCAACGACGCGATCGCGCAGGGCGACAACCTGGGCGACACGCTCGACGACATGAAGGGCGCGCTGGTCGGCGTACGCAACACGATCTTCGCCGAGCTGGCGCCGGTCATCACCGACCTCGCCAAGAAGTTCACTGAGTTCGTGGCGCGCAACCGGCCGCAGATCGAGGCCTTCGCGGCCACGCTGGCCGACCGGCTGCCGACCGCCCTCGACCAGATCGGCGCCTCATTCGCCGCGCTGCAGGCCATCCTGCAGCCGTTCATCAGCGTGCTGTCGTTCCTGAACGACCTGTTCGGGCTGCAGAACCTGATCCTCGCCGGGCTGGCGGTGACCATCGCGGTCAAGGTGACCACGGCGATCATGGCGCTGAGCGGAGTGGTCAAGGCGCTGGGGCTGGCCATGATGACCACGCCGGTCGGCTGGATCATTGCCGGCCTGACCGCGCTCGCGCTGGTGGCGCTCGCCGTCTACAACAATTGGGACAAGGTCAAGGCGTGGTTCGCCGGCTTCATCGACTGGCTGGTGCCGAAGGTTCAGTGGCTGGCCGAGAAACTGGCCATGCTGAGCCCCATGGGCTTCGCGCTCAAAGCCGGCGCCGCCGCGCTGAACTTCTTCAAAGGCGACGAGCAGACCGGTGCGCCGTCGGCTGACCAGCTCGGCCGGCAGGCCGCGCAGTCGAGTCAGCAGGACGTGCGCGTCACCGTCGACCTGAACAACCTGCCGCCGGGTACCAAGGTGGCGACCGAGAACAGCGGCGCGCAGTTCGACCTGAACCAGGGCTACGTGCTGGCCGCACCGTGAGGGACCTGCCATGACGTGGCGTGACGAATACCGGCAGGCGTCCTTCCGCGGCGTGCCGTTCAAGGTAAAGACGGCCGACAGCAGCTTCGGCCGTCGTCAGGTCGTGCACGAATTCCCGCAGGTCGATATCCCGTACAGCGAGGACCTCGGCCGCCAGGCCGACGAGTTCACGATCGAGGGCTACGTCCTTGGTGAGTGGGTCGACGGAAAGTACCAGAACAACTATCACGTCGGACTCGCTGCGCTGATCAAGGCATGCCGCGACGAGATCGGCCCAGGCACACTGGTCCACCCGTACCGAGGTGAAAAGGTCGTTGTATGCCGCGGCCTGCGCGTGCGTGAGAGCACGGACGAGGGCGGCATGGCCACCCTCTCCATCACGTTCCTCGAAGCAGGGGAGCCGCTGCTTCCGGCCGTGCAGGTTGATCCGCCGGCAGCTGTCGAGGATGCTGCAGATACCGTGCGCGAGGAGGCCAAGCGGTCCTTCGTCGAGCGGTACGTCACCGACGGCATGCCGGGCCACGTACTCGACGCGGCGAAGGCCAAGGTCTCGGCCTTTTCCGATCGGATGGCCGCCATCAAGGACTTCGTGATCGACAACGCCCAGGCGGCCGCAGACTTCGCCTACGGCGTGCAGCAGCTGGGCGCGCAGGTGAACGACCTCGTCACGGCGCCGGCCGATCTCGTCGCTCTGGTAGACAGCACCATCGGCACCATGCGCCGTGCCTTCCGTAACGCCGACAAACACCTGCGCGACATCGTCGACACCTACGCGGGCGAGGATGACCTGGTCGCGGTCACGCCCAGCCGGCAGCAGCAGCAGGAAAACGACAACGCCTGGCGGGAGCTGCTGCGCCAGCTGGCGCTCGCTCAGTGGTGCTCGATCGAGGCCAACGCCGAGCACGACTCCTACCAGGACGCGAGCGGCGTACGCGACGACCTGACCACGCGGCTCGACACCGAGGCCGAGGCCACGGCGGACGACGGCGTCTACTCCGCGCTGCTGGCCATGCGCGCGACCGTGGTCACGTCGATCCCGCCGCCCGGGCAGACCCTGCCCTACCTGATCACCTACACGCCGCGGATCACCCTGCCGTCACTGGTCATCGCGCACCAGCTCTACGGGGACGCCGCCCGGTCCGACGAGATCGTGGCGCGGAACCGCCCGGTGCACCCGGGATTCATGCCCGGCGGCCGCCCGATCGAGGTCCTGAGCGATGGCTGACGATACCGTCCTGCTGGTCAATGGCCGGCGCTACCGCGGCTGGACCAGCATGGGCGTCGCGCGCGGCATGGACACCTGTGCAGGCACTTTCAGCCTGGCGCTGACCGACCGCTGGTACGGGCAGGACCAGCCGTGGCCGATCCTTGAGGGCGACGAGTGCACGATCCAGCTCGCCGGCGAGACGGTTATCACCGGGTACGTCGACCTGTTCCGGGCGTCGTTCGATGCCGCCAGCCACACGATGAACGTGCAGGGCCGCGACAAGACCGGCGACCTCGCCGACTGTTCGGCCGTCCACAATCCCGACGAGTGGCGGAACGTCACAGTGCTGCGGCTGGCGGAGATCCTGTGCCGGCCGTTCGGTATCACCGTGCGCGCCGACGTCGACGTCGGCCCGGCGTTCCCGGTGGCGAAGATCCAGCAAGGCGAGACCGCGCTCGAGGCGATCGCCAGGTACTGCAAACAGCGGAAGCTGCTGGCCATGCCGGACGCCGCGGGTGGCCTGCTGATCACCCGGGTCGGTTCTGGCCGCGCCGAGGTCATGCTCGAGCAGGGCGTGAACATCAAAAAGGCCAGCGGCTCGCGCGACCTGTCGAAGCGGTTCAGCTCCTACACCGTGCGCGCGCAGGCGTGCTGGTCGGCGGAGAGCGGGATAGAGGACGAGGCCCACATCGAGGCCAGCGCCACGGACCGCGGCTGCCCGCGCTACCGCCCGCTGCTGGTCATGGCCGAGACGAACGGCACGGCGCAGGGCGCGCGTGACCGCGTGACGTGGGAGGCCAACACCCGGATCGGCCAGTCGAACGAGATCGAGGTCGAGGTCGTGGGCTGGCGCCAGAAACCCGGCGGCGCGCTGTGGGCGCCGAACCTGCTGGTGCCGGTCAAGTCGTCGTGGCTGCGCATCGACGGCGGCGACATGCTGATCCGCGACGTCCAGTTCGGCCGTGACCTGAGCGGCGGCAGCGTGACCAGGCTGTCGCTGGTGCCGCCGCAGGCGTTCGCGCCCGAGCCGCCGACGGCCGAGCGCACCGAGTCGAACCTGTGGGCGGAGGCGCTGGCCGATGAATGAGAACCGCCTCCGGGCCATGATCGAGCCTATCAAGCGCCGGATCATGATGGCCTTCGGTCGTGCCGTGCTGCGCGCCGTCAACGATGACCTCGCCCGGCAGCTGCTGCAGGTCGAGATCCTGAAGGGCGAGCTTCGCGACCAGGTCGAGCGGATGCAGAACTACGGGTTCACGTCGGTACCGTTTGCCGGCGCCGACGCCGCGGTGGCGTTCGTGGGCGGGGACCGGGCACACGGGATCGTTCTGGTGGTGGACGACCGGCGGTACCGGCTGACCGGACTGGCTGCCGGCGAGGTCGCCATGTACGACGACCAGGGCCAAAAGGTGCACATCACCCGGACCGGCATCGTGGTCGAGACCACCCTCGACCTGACGGCGACAGTGGGTGGAGACCTGACGGCGACGGTTACCGGCGCGCTGACTGCCAGCGTGACGGGCGCCGTCAGCGTGGAGTCCGACGCGTCGGTTACCATCACGGCCCCGACCATTTCACTGGTCGGCGCGCTGTCGGTGACTGGCGCCGCCACCCTGACCGGCGACGTGGCGACCACCGGCAACCTGACCAACAACGGCGCCTACATCGGCGGCACCCACAAGCACGACGAGAACAACGTACTGGGCGGCCCGACCGGCGGCCCGCACGCATGACGGGTAGCGGCCGCGTGTACAATGCTGGCCAGTAGCTGAATCGAGGGGGCCATGGCTGATATCGCGCTCGTGATGGGGGACTATGTAGGGGACGTCGCGCTCGACGGCCTCGACCTCTTGCGCGACGACGGCCTCGAGACGTCCGTCTGGCTGTCCCTGTTCTGCGACCGCCGGGCCAGCACCGACCAGATCCCGGCCGAGTACCCGCAGGACGACCTGCGCGGCTGGTGGGGCGACGTGGCTCCACCCGTTACCGGCGACCAGTTCGGCTCGCACCTGTGGCTGCTGGCGCGGGAGAAACAGACCGGGCAGACTCTTGCACGGGCACGCGAGTACGCCCGCGCTGCGCTGCAGTGGATGCTCGACGACCGGGTGGCTGAGCGCATCGAGGTCGCCGTCACCTATCCGTTCCGCGGCGCCATGCTCATCGCGATCGACATCTACCGCCCGGGCGGCAAGCTGGCCCGGTATCGCTACGACTACGAGTGGGCGGCCCAGGCTGCCAAGAGGGCCGCCTGATGCCGTTTGCACGTCCGACCCTGAACGAGATCATCGACCGCATCGTGGCCGACATGTCGAGCCGCGTGCTCGGCATCGAGGGCGCGGTCCTGCGCCGGTCCCTGCTGGGCGTGATCGCGCGCACCGAGGGCGGGGCGATCCACCTGCTGTACGGCTACCTCGACTGGGTGGCGCGGCAGGTCATCCCCGACACCGCAGACACCGACTATCTCGACCGGTGGGCGTCGATCTGGGGCGTCACGCGCAAGCCTGCCGAGTTCTCGACCGGCCCCGTGATCTTCACCGGCACGAACGGATCGATCATCCCGGCAGGCACTGTCCTGCAGACCCAGGACGGCGTGCAGTACGAAACTACCGCGAACGTCACGATCAGCGCGGGCACGGCGACGGCCACAGTCGAGGCGCTCGTTGCCGGTGACGCCGGGAACCTCGAGGAAGCCGAGCGCGTGTTCCTGCTCTCGCCGATTGCCGGCGTGAACACCAGCGCCACGGTCGGCACGGGCGGGATCATCGATGGCCTCGATACGGAGTCCGACGACGCGCTGCGCGCCCGCCTGCTGGCCCGCATTCAGCAGCCGCCGCAGGGCGGCTCGGCATCGGACTACGAGCAGTGGGCGCTCGAGGTCACCGGCGTCACCCGGGCGTGGGTGACCCCGAACGGCATGGGGATCGGGACCGTGGTGGTGCGCTTCGTGCGCGACGACGACGTGTCGATCATCCCCGACGCCGGCGAGGTCGCAACCGTGCAGGCGTACATCGACGCCCTTCGGCCGGTGACGGCCGACGTCTACGTGGCGGCCCCGACTGCCGTGGCCCTCGACCTGTCCATCCAGATCAGCCCGAACACGGCCGCCGTGCAGGCAGCCATCGAGGCCGAGCTCGAGGACCTGCTGCGCCGCGACGCCGAGCCGGGCGGCACCATCCTGATCAGCCGGATCCGCGAGGCGGTGTCGATCGCCGCCGGCGAGGAGAACAACATCATCACCTCACCGGTCGCCGACGTTACGCACGCCGCCGCTGAGATCGCGGTCCTCGGCACCGTCTCCTTCTCGGCGATCCCGTAATGAGCCGGACTGCCGCTCAGTACCGCGAACAGCTCAAGGCCCTGTTGCCGCCGGGCCGGGCGATCTCGCGCGACGGTGGGGCGCAGATCGAGAAGCTGCTCGACGCCATGGCCGAGGAACTGGCGCGGCTCGACCTGCGCGGCGAGGACATGACCTTCGAGGCCAACCCGCTCAGTACGAACGAGCTGCTGCCGGACTGGGAGCGCGTCGCCGGCCTGCCGGACACCTGCGGCGGCGCGCAGTCCGAAACCCTGCAGGGCCGGCGCGCCGACCTGGTGGCGAAGCTGGCATCGGTCGGCGGCCAGACGCCAGCATACTTCATCCAGGTCGCGGCGAAGCTCGGCTACACGATCACGATCACCGAGTTCAACCCGTTCCGCGCCGGCTGGTCGCAGGCAGGCGATGCGCTCACGAACGGGCTGTGGGCGCTGACGTGGCAGGTCAACGCGGCCGAGCACACGATCACGAACTTCCGAGCCGGGCAGTCGCAGGCCGGGGAACCGCTGCGCACGTGGGGCAACGAGCGCCTCGAGTGCGTGATGAGCGACCTGAAGCCGGCGCACACCCAAGTTCTTTTTGCTTACTCTTGAGAGGCCACGACGATGAAACGCATCCAGTCCACTGACGCTGCAGTCGCGCTGCCGGCGGCGTCCGAGTCCGGAACCACGGGCTACTTCACGAACGGCGATCCGGGTGTGCCGACCCCGGCTACCACGGTCACGGCTGAGTGGTTGAACCGTGTGCAGGAAGAAATCTGCAACGTCATCACCGACCCCAACGGCGGCAACGCGGCACTCAATGGCGCGGACAATGGCCAGCTGCTGGCTGCCATCCTGACGATGGTGGCGACCGCCTCCGGCCTTCCGCTTGGTTACGTTTCCGGCCTCACGCTGAGCAACGGCACCGACTCGACCAACGATATCAATATTGCCACCGGCAAGGCCAATTCGTCTGACGGCACGCTGGACATGAGCGTGGCGACCGCCATCGGCAAGCAGATCGACGCGGCGTGGGCGGAAGGCGGTACGACTGACACGCCGGCCGGCGGTTTCCCGACTGCGCTGACGCTGACCAACAACACCTGGTACCGCGTGTTCCTGATCGCCAAGCCCGATGGGACTACCGATGCCGGGTTCGACACCTCGGCAAGCGCGGCGAACCTGC